TACGTCAATTTTTGTTGCCGTATCGCTTAAAAGGATCAGTCGTTGTGGGCGAAGTATTTCCCCCCTCATGATCAAAGGCATAAGCTTGGTTGTCATTTTGCTTTATGTTTTCCCTTACCAGGTGTTATCGTTTTGCCGGTGTCAGCAATATGATCATCCTCTACTTTGGTTTCCTCCTCGACAGCTGGCGTTTGGGAATCTTCTTCCTGGTCGCTGTCCTGGGTTTCGCCGGTAGTGTGCTGTTCATCATCGAGTGCTTCCATTTTATTGGTTGGGACTGAGTCGCTCTTGTCTTGCTGATCAGCCGGTAATGATGCAGGATCTGTTTTGACATACTCTTTTCCAATTGTATATCCAAGCTGTGTAAGCTTTTCAATTACCTGCTTCTCATCGAGGGTACTCCACATTGCAGCCATGACTTCTTCGGGTGAGAGATCTTCTTTACACACACTGGGCAGTTCGTTGAACAGCTTAGTGTAGTGTCTGCGGTACTCATCATCGCTAACGTTTTGAATCATGACTCCCTTCTGCTTAGACATGAACTCGATTTCTTCTGCGTTAGATGTGGTATATGGTCTGCCAGGTTTAAGCTTAAGCAATACACCAGTGGGAAGTGTTATGATCAGTTCAATGATTGATCTGGATGCAATGCTTATCTTTTTGGGTTCGGTGAAGATTGCAATATCTTCTTGTTTCATTCCTTCTCCATAGTTATGCGGAGGGGATCACTCCCCTCCGCTTTATTTGGTTGGTTATGTGGTTGCGTAAGTGAGCAGGACAATTGTGTGGTTACGGGGGAATCTCAGCTGAATACTGGATTCGCCACGCATACCTTCATAGAAAGCATCCTGTCCACGATTCTGGATATTACCCTCGATCTTGTCGGGACGAAGCACAAGCTTCTTGATATGAGCCATGTCAAGACTGATGAGAATGTCTCTAGCTCCGTAAGTGTGCCCGGTTGTTCCATCGATATCATCAACATTCATGTAAGCAGGAATGTTAAGGCTAGCGGCATAGTCGAGAGCGGGATCATGAATGAACTTTACCTGTAGCCCATCGGAGTTCTTGAATGTTGAAATGCTCATCTGGAAATTGATCTCGTTAGGCTCCTGACGTTGAACAATACCACCACGATAGAATCCACCGGCAGGTGCGCCAAGGTTTGCGGCCAATCCCATCATGTCGTCAGTAAGATCAGACAGACGATTCATGAACTTCTGTGAACAGAGATATGTGAGTTCCTTTGCTCCACGATTCTTGAATGCATTCGTGGCACGGACCAGGCGATTGAGGAAGTCCCTGAATGACGTACCGCCAACACCGGCTGTTACCGGCACGGTAGCGGACATGTATCTGATCGGGAACAGGGCACGATCCAGGATTCCACCCATAGCACGTACAGGCTGTCCGGAGATATGTCCATTGTCATTTGTGGCAACAGTGGTTTCTGCTTTGATTCCGTTCAGGTAGGTGGTTTCCATTTTCTTTTTGTACCACTCAAGCCATTGCTTTCTGGTTTCGAGGAATACGTCAAAGCGGAGATTGGATGCCATTGCTGTCCCGGTTACGCCATAAGAAGGAGTCTGGAAGATCTGAGAGATGTTCTCGACACGTTCCCCGGCACGGCCAAGGTTTGATCCGGCTACGAAGTTATCACCTTCGGGGATGGGCAGGGCAGCTTCGTTTGAGGTTCCGATCATAGCCATTCTGGAAATTGATCCGATTGGCTCACGCATGAGGATCGCTGCACCGGGAGTAGCGCCTACACCAAGCCAGTCCGGAATGTCTGATTCGCAGTTTGACGCACCGGCATTGAAGTCAAGCTTCAAGCAGACGTAGTTTACGTTGCTAAGTGTGCGGATAACTGCCTTGTCAATACGGCAAAGGATTGAGTACTTCTCTTCGGTGAATCCGCCAAAGAGAACCCTGAAACAGTCCAGTCCGATATTGATAGGGGCAAGGGTTGTACCGGAAGTGTAAGTGTATATTTGTGCAGTGGTAGCGTCAGCCGAACCGTTGATTGCTGATTTCACATACTTGGCGAATTCGAGCAGTTGACGGATTCTATTCCAGACAACAAGGGCGTTTCCGCGAATGCTAATATCCTTGAATATGATCCAGGTTTTACCAAGTCCAAGATTCCCTGCAGTGGTAAGGCTGTTGAGGAACGGATTTACCGTCTCAGCTTCCAGGCTATTTCCTGCAGTAAAGTCAGCACTGGTAGGCTCGTACACAGTGCTTGCGCTGTTCTTCAATGCAAACACGGGAAGCTTTCCGCCAAGCTGCGCGGAATTGTTTATCTTGTAAGCTAGTCCTGATGTGAGAGATCCAGTATCGCCAACAAGTGACTGAGCAAGGGGAGAGTATGCGGTTGCCCCGGATTCTTGTACAGAGTACAGGCGAAGATCGTCTAACGCAATGTCGAACCATTCAACGCCGTTATACATGTCATTCCAGATGTGGTGAGGTCCGTTCATGGGCGCAGAGCCTATGTTGGACAGGAGGGTGAGTAAAGGAGTGCTTTCAGTTTCATAGGTCTGCATGTCGCCAAGCAGATCAATCTGATAGGTGTCGGCAACACCAATGATGGTGTCGGTACGAATGCCGGATGTTTCCAGGTTGGATGTATGTAAACCGGTAAGGTTTTTACCTAACATGTTTCCGACAAATTGAGTTTCGGGAGGATACATAATGTTTTATCCTTTATCAGCCAAGCCAGAACCGATTAACCCTTTCGTTATTGGTTGTGGGTTGGGTATATCTTGTGGGATTAGGTTGTACTTCAGATAGGTTAATCGGGGACTGAGGTGCAGTTTGTGGTATCTGCTGTTGAGCAGGGTTGACTGGCTGTTGCTGTTGTCCCGGATTAACCTGTTGCTGTCCATTAAGATTAGATCTTTTGATTGCTAAAAAAAGATCGGCTAGATCTTCAAGTGTTACAGATTGGACATAAGGCAAAAACTCAGAGGGATCAATGTTCCGCTCTGAGCAAATGGTAGTGAGACTTTCTTTCACTTTCTGAATCATCATTTCATTCTGGTTAGGCTGGACGTTAGGTTGTTGTTCAATCGGTGACTGTGCCGGATTGTTCTGTGGGTTATCCGGGAAGAGTCGTTGCATAATGTCGTTGGTTGGCTCATTCGTTGGGGGTACTGCTTGTTGCTGTACCTGGATTGGATCATTCACAATTCCTTGATTCTGCTCATGCTGAGGTTGAGGCGATTTAGCAAAGAAAGAATCTACGGATTCCTTCACCTTTTGAGAGTCAATCTTAGCAGCGTTCAGTCGGTCAAACTCTTCTTTGCTGATCGTAACCATGTTTGGGTCGGGGTTAACCGGACCACCCATTATCTCGGTAGCTAGCGTTTCATACACGCCAGGTACACTTTTATCAAAGTGGTGTTCTATAAGTTGTTTTTGTACTGCGGGAGTAAAATAAGCTGCGCTCATTCCGATTGGTTGTCCTGGGACAAATGGTGCTTCATTCATTGATCTTCTCCATTATATTCTGTCACTTAGTGTTTGTAGCCCGGTCAATGCTACTTCGGGAGAGACCTCTCCAACTTTAACATCGTTTACCAGACTAGTTAATTGCTTTTCGGTATCAGATAAAACCTTTGCAAGATCTTGTGCAAACTTTTCAATCTCACGCTGGCTCATGATTTTTGACATGTGTTTATTAAGGTAGGCTTTAACCCGTTGATCATTCTCAATCTTATACAGCTTGTACTTGTGTTCAAGCATCTGAGCAGTCTTTGCACTCTTTTCAGTTTCTCCACCTAATGAATCTACAGTTTTTTGAAGTTCATCTATCATCTGTTGTTTACTCTCAAGTTCTGATTGCAATAATCTCATGGTATCATACTTGTAAAGTAATTCTTCTTTGTTTTCAACAGGCGCATACTTAAGTACTTCTGTGGCATCTACTAACTGAGATCTCCACAGTTCCATCATGATGCGGAGCATGGCAGACTGATATGTCTGCGTAGTGGATCCGGTTATCACAAAGACATCGTATCCTACAAAGTCCGTACTGTTATCGAAATAGACCAATGCCTTAGCTATGGCCTCATCCTTCTTTGCATCGTTGATTTCTTTTTCGACTACATCAGGTCTTGTACCTTGCTGCATCTTCCACATCTTGTATTTCTGCACGGCCAGATCATCACTGAGATCCAGATTGATCTGGCGGTTTAACTCCAGGCGATGAAGATCATTCTTGTTTCCAAAGACTTTGATAACCTGGGGTCCGGATAAGTATGCCTTTGCGAATTGCAGGATTACTTTTCCACACTGGGTAGCTGACAGTTCAATGTTAGACTGGAAGTCTTTGTAAGCATCGATCACAGATTCTCTGATATCCAAAAAATCAGACGGTGTCTGTTGTTTCTTGGAATCATTGTAGCCCATGACCTGATTAGGAATGGTTGCCTGCTCAAGCTGTCCAGATGCTTCAAGGTATAACTGGAAGAAAGCGTTATTGAGTGGCTGACCAGGTATGACAGTAATCTCTCCGGCGTTCTGAGATAGGACAGATACGCTGCCTGGGTTGGCATAGGTATTCATGAAGGTTGCTACGTCGCCATCCGGGATATCAGTTTCCTTAAGTACAATCTTTGGATTGCTAAGAGTCTGAGCATTCAGGATAACAACGCCAAAGCACTTGTTAATGAACTGCTGCAGATCCTTTAGAAACATGACTTCGCCAAGCTTATAAGGATTCTCTGTATCCTCAGCATAGATTGGTATGATGGGATAATCATGGATATCTTTAGGCAGGAACTCACGATAGGCATGTTGGAATCCTACAAGGGTTTCCTTCATGATCTGAGTAGTCCACTCACCTTCATCGGTTTTAACTGACAGCTTTTTGTAGCACTCATAGATTAGTACGTATGACTTGCTGACATCGTATACTTTGTTGAGGAATATCCGCACCTGTTCAGTGGTACCACTCTGGCTAGCGAAGTTTAGGATAGCCTGGGAATCCATGACAATAGATTGCCCTATGCCATAGACGGTCTTGGCTTTTTCCAGGGAGATCCGCTTTATGATCACAATGGATTCAGCATCAGCAAACATAGGATCTTTACTAGATGGGTCTACCATGACATCATCATATGAGAGTAGCTCCATCTTGATTTTCTTATCCATGCTGTAGATCACATTGAGATAGCTGATGTTATCTACTGCTGCTCTTTTGATCCCACGCTGAAACAGGTGAATACCATTGGAGTTCTGCCATGCCCAATCAAGGATCCGGTTTGACAGATCCGTGATGTATGAGTCAAAGGCATCATCCCCGAAGGAGGATACCACCCGGTACTTGGGAAGGCTTGACGCAAGCAGACCGGTAAGTCCACGTATGGATTTCCGGATCTTATTGACAACCATTTGGAATTGTCCACGCTCAGCCATTTTGGCAGCATCGGCTGCACTAAGCTGATCGCCATAGTAGAACTTACGATTGCTTAGGCACTGAGTTTTCCACTTGTTATACTCAGCGGTTTCATAGTACATCATCCGTGCCCAATTATCTAGGGCTTGGCCAGGTGTAAGCTGAACTATCCCAGTTCTGTTTTGAATGGTTGGTTGTTCTTCCATTACTTAACCTCCGAAGCTTTCTTGGCTGACGCAAGGACTTCAATTTTAGTAAGCATGGCTCCGTATGTTTCAAGCAAAGCAGTTGGTGTTGGCTTAGTTGGGTTCTCTGGATCGATTGGATTATCTGTTATGGTTGATAGCTTGGTCATAGCTTCGAACTCTGCAGTAGTAAGCTCATCTTGAGAATCAAAATCAATGGCAAGAATGGTATCTATTTCTGAGTCGCCTAATCCGGTTTGTTGTTTGATAGATGTGCGATAAGCTTCTACGGTTAGTGGGAACAATGTTTCCTCGATGGTGATTGTCCCCCTATCGAGCATAATGTTGTGATGCTCTATTCTTCCTGGGACGATAGTGTTCTCATCCCCTATGATGGACTTCTGTCTAGAGACTACCCTGTTTCCATAAATGAATACCTGGTATTCAATGCTGATGATATCTTTTCCCCATCTCCATAGTGGAACGGTAACGGAAAACATTCCGTTACCTAGGTTTTTTGCGTATGTCTCATCAAACCAAACTTCGTTTATCTCTGGATCACTTTCATCATACTTATAACTAAACTGTGTAGTATCAAGATCCTGTGTGACATATCTTTTGTAGATACCGGATAAGCAAGTAATAGATAAGCACATCATGACTTTCATATTACTTATGTCCACGCCTGACCCATCTGCATCAGTTATTCTGAAAAGATAGGTTGGTGTAGATTTATCCAGGGCGGTAAGTTCTCTGTCAGTCATTATGTAGTTACCACGATTGTAATACCGCTATCAAGATCACTTCCCTGGGTATAATCGCCGAGCCATCCATAGTCGTTTACGGTATAGGTTTCTGCATTGTTGGCTGTGTCTTGGTTGGAAATAGTTCCAAACCCTATATCAATTGTGCCAGACTTTACAAAGACAGCGTCAGCTGGCTGGCCGGTTGACCCGGTAAGAATGCTGTGTGCGGTTGGTGCGCCATAGTTAGTAATCTGTCCTACGTAGGCGATAACGGATAAATGGTTTAATGCTGTAGCTTTAACATCTGCTGCACTTACACCAAAGGTAGTAAGAAGATTTGTGCTTAATGACATAGCTATGGAAGATCTTGTAAACGAGAAGGCGGAATTATTTTCAGACGGAATCGTGGCTACTGATGGGGTAAATCCAGATACATTTACTGCCATTCTGGTTGATGCAGCTGCAGATTTTTCCCATGCAGGAGGTGTTAATGCAGTTATATCAGCATACTTTGTGATAACTGTATTGGATGTATCTGTATACACAAACTTCAATCCAAACTTGATATTTTCGAATAGGTCGGCAAGCTCGGTAATGCTAATGTTTGCGTTTACATATCCACCAGATGTGTACGCAAAAGGTTCCCATATCTTAATCTTTGGTACAACTGAGAATGCCGATGCAAGAGTTGTGAGTACGGTTAATGTGGTCTGTGAAGATGGTAGAGGGATATCTATATGGATAAGCTTGAAAAGATCCCTTGCAAGCTTTATATATCTATCACCTGATACACCATTAGCATCAGTAATGGCTATATGAATAGCGTTAAGAATGATAGTTTTTTGACTATCAGAAAGATGTTTGAAGTGTGGCGACAATGTGGCGTTTGTTACCAGATTAAGATCCGCAGGACTTGATGATCCAAGAAGTACAAGCCCACTTCCATTGCACTCTGCGTGTACTGTTGCTAATCCAACTGCCATTGTTATATCTCCTGTTGTCTAATAGTTATAGATTCATTGGATCTTATGTTGGCATAGTCTTTCATTGGCAAACCAAACGAGGACAGTAGCACAATGATCCAGGTAATAATGTTCTCTGTTACGTAGTCAGTAAGAACAGTGATCTGCCCTAATATGTTGGCTATAGACACAGAGATAGTATTTTGAATAGTCGCTTGCTTTGTTGACATGATCTCTGCTGTCTTTCCGGAAAGAATAGACGGCATGACTACGCTAGAAATGCCACAGGAATGCGAGGATTTTATTTCCTGGGGTTTTAATTCAGAAATAGTGTTTGGATATACCTCAGAGATTTTAACTTCATATTCGTGAGATATGGAGGTCTCAGTAAGAATAGCTATGCTCTCTGCCATTATATTCTGCATTAAGAGATCCTGGCTGTTAGATATTGAGGACATCGTTTGCTCTTCTATCGTAACAGCCTTACGGATACCAATGATGGAGGATAGTACATCAGTGGCTCTGATTATCAGATCTCTAAGCCGGTTAATAATGGTAGATACTTTGATCACGATACCTTCAACAGATACTTGTCAAGTCCAGGAAAGTCAGGAGGAAAGTCTAGCTTAGTAGCTTTCTTCTGTGCATGAGTACAGATCTCATTGATCGGATTCCTGGAGCGGATATCCGGAATCAGGAAGTCAAGTGCTTCATACTGTGCCGGTGTCAGGCAATGCCAGTACTGGAATCCACGAAATAGATTGCACTTCACAACTTCTTTCCAAGGCACTACTTTTTTATACCAGGTTAGCAACTGGTTTTTGTTTCTGGTAAGTTGTCCATCAGCTTCACACTCGATGCCTATTGAATCCATTGCATCCTGGAGAGTCGTTCCGGTATGGTAGGCGAAGTACTTCTCAGGGAAATACTGGATGATCTCACCGGTCCTTCTAATGGAATAATGTACATTGACGTAGTCTCTGATTGCAAGGGTGCTTTCGTATCCTGGGTAAAGCCCACCTGTGTAATGTAACACTATCAGCCTTTTTATGGTTTCCTGTTTGATGTAGTCACTGGACGGATGCTGTGTGATATTCATTAGAACGCTCCAAGCACCCATAGAGTGATAGTGCATGATGCGACTGCAGCGACCACGTCCATGACACAGTCCAGCCATTTCAGGCGGATATACGCACCAGTAGACATCCCAGAATTGTTCTCCTGCCAAATCTCATATCTGACCGCCATAAACAACAGTCCCGCAACCACAAACCAGCCAATTTCAAACGTAGTGTTCGGGATTAGATTGACGAGCCATTGCAGACCGGCTCCGCATATTCCGCAGAGCAAGCCAACAGCAGCGTGCAGGATTGTGTTAGTTAATTTCATCTTGAACCTCTTCTATTTCTGGAGGCATAAACCGCTCTCCGTCCCATGTCCAGCCGATGCCACATTCTGCCCCAAGTGGAACTGGCACCCAGTTTCCACCAAGCAACTCAGCGCACTGATCTACGTTTTCGGAACAAATAATTGTTTTAATCTTCTCGTTTTCTATTTTTGCTACATATATATATCTCATACGGCATACCTCAAAATGATAATTCCAGAACCACCCTTTCCCTTCAGTTCTTCATTAGTGGCGTGCCAGCCGTTATTCGTCCCGCCACCGCCTGATCCCGTATTGGCCACCCCGGGGGTAGGATAAACTAAATCACCTGGCTGCCCAACAACTCCGCCACGTCCGCCGCCGCCAGTGCCTCCAGCCCAATCAGCCCCGCCTGTGCTGCCGCCACCGCCTGCAAAAACACCAGAGACGCCAAAGGTAGTCCCTATAATTGCACTAAGGTCAAGACCGTTTCCGCCACGTCCATTAATTGTAGAGGCGCCCGCACCACCACCACCAGAGTAGTTTATTGTCGTTCCACCATTATTGCCGTGTCCGATCCCAGCAGGGTTATTATTCTGGAGACCAGTTCCCCCAATAGACGTTCCAGATCCTCTTCCACCTCCAGAGCCTCCGTCAATTCCATTGCTATTGTTTACCCCCCCACCACCGCCACCTATTGCCGTTATGGTGTCAAAATCTGCCGCGGTCAATGTCGAGTTACTTCCGTTTGCTCTTGCCGTTTGTCCGCCTGCCCCGACGGTTGCTGTGTAAGCCTTGACGGGTAAACTTATTGCAGCTCCAAAATTGTGCAAGAGACCTCCTGCACCGCCGCCGCCAGCATTGTAAATTGCTCCAGCACCTCCACCAGCTATAATGAGGTATTCACAGTCGATTGTTGCCAATGGGGTAAAAACACCAGTAGTCAAGAATACGTGATAGTAGTAGTTGCCAACTTTAGTAATCGTGCCGCCAGTAGCTTTCGGAGCGGAACCCACCCCGCCACCAGAGCCGAGATTAAGTCTTAGTCCTAAGCTCATTTTTTTATCTCCAGTCTGTTGACGGCGTTAGTGTTATGGTATTTAGGGAGGGGATTTACCCCTCCCTTAATGACACTCAAGCCAAGCACAAGACTCATTTTTTTATAGCCTTGATAACAGGTTTGATTATTGATTGGTAGTTGTTTGCAACCCATACACCGACATCGGCTATGGTTTTGAGTCCGACTTTCTTTACGAGTTTGGGCTGCGTTTCCATGAGAGCCTGGGACACAAGCGCATTCTTTTCCACGTTTGTGATATCCTTGATATCGTTGATCGCAGGTTTATTGTTCAGGATAGAAAGTATCCTGGACGGTTCGGTTGCAGCGATGCCGGAAAGCGGAGCAGCTTTTTCAAGAAGGTCTTTGGATGCCCACATCGCTCTAAGTTTTTTGTATGCATCGATAAGGGCATACCCAAGTCCGGCAATAACCCCAACAAGAATGATGATGAGGTTGATGTTATCGATAAGTCTTTGAATGAATGTTTCCATGTTGATCTCCTAATCTACAGGGTCATAGGTTTCTTTCTGAACTTAGGCATTGCTTGTACCCTCGACTTTCCGGATCTCCCGGTCAATCTTCCTGGTCTTAAGCCATTCCAGAGCCATATCAAGTTTGTTGATAGCCCTCTCGTTTTCCATGCAGGGATACTGCGCATTCAATCCTTCCAGGATCTTCTTGGCGGTTTCGATTATGGTATCAACTTGACAGCCATTAACACCAGCTTCTTTGATCGGTCCATTCTGGAGAGTAAAGCTGATGCTATTTACATCGTGACGGACATAGATGAAGTTAGATGGTCTGATCTCTTTTTCAAACCACTTGTAATCCATTGCTCCGCTTTCGTTAAACTTCTCAGGGTACTTTTCCCTGAGTTCGTCCATAACGACAACAGGAAATCCACCGATCTCCTTGACGTCTTTGAGAGTTTCAAGTGCCACTATTTCCTCCTAGTGAGCTTGTTTCAGTATTTCAATGATTGCTGCTTGGGTTTGATTCATGGTCATACCTACGTATCCTGCATACAGGAAGGCAAGTAATCCACCAATCGTTTTTAGAAAAGATATCCACTTGACTGCATTATCCCTAGACTTAAGGATATAGTCGTCATAGTGATATTTCAATATGCTTCTAACGCCATCGGATGCCATATGATGATCAATGAAGTTTTCTGCTCGTTCCCTAAAGACTTCGTCATTGAAAAGAGCCACAGCTTCCGGGATCATGTTTTCTTTTTTGCGATAACAGAGGTCGCCTTGTTTAAGGAATGTCAGATTTTGCACTTCGATTGTGTGTTTCAGATCAGATATGCTAAGATTTATAGCATTGAGTTCCGTTTGCATCTTAGTTCCCATTTCATTTAGTTGTTCAATCGTTACGCTGTCCATTATTAACCACCAAAGTATTGCAACTGTGACCAGGCTGCAGTGTCGTTTTCGATTTTGTTTAATTCTGTTGCTACCCATATTCCTGTATTGGTCATAAGAATTTTACCCTTTGCCCCGGGTGTTACATATGCACCATTGTAAAGATGGGGAGCATCAAATTTATTGCCGTCTCCAATCATACTACTTGAAACAAGAATCTCATCACCAAGCGGTCCACGCAAACCTGATACGGCAGTAAAGACTATTTTATCTTCTTGTGTTTCTGCGGTAACATATTCGTTTTTAACTGTTCCAGTACCGTTCTTGCCGTCTTTGTATCCCTCAATTGTGTCTTTTACATTGGTAAGTGTATCGGCTAGGGTAGCTTCGATAAGGATATCATTGGCTGCCTGTGAATCAATTCCACCACCAAATTTTTCATCGCCAAAAGAGAATTCAGTAAATCCATTTGATACGGTAGATACGATATCATTCCCGGCAATGCCGACCTCTTTGTCCGTGAACTTAATGGCGTGTGCTGCAACGTCACTTGCAGATACAAGCGGATGCTCTACCATTGCGCCTTCACCAGTGCCTGCAAAGTATTCAGCGCCATCACCAGTGCCAGTAAGATTTACGGCCTTCACCAGATTAACTAGAGTAGCATCGTAAGTTGTGCCAATCTTAACGTGATATGGGGATATAGCAGTTGTTTTGAATACGTATGTAAGCGCACCAATAGTTACACTATCACCATCAGAAGGCTGTCCGGTTCCCGTTAGAGTCGCATTAGCTGCTTGACCAGGTCCAAGAACTTCTCTAAAGCGATATATGATAGGATCATCGGCAGGTCCTATTGTGATAGTCTCTCCATCGGTTGGAAGTGCCGGCATCTTAAGTTCAACATTTGACTGAACTATGGCAAGTACAGGATCTGTATCTGACCATGTAGGAAGCGTGGGAAGGAAAGCCTTTAGCGCAACAAGGTTAGCATTGGATATATTCGCGAGCAAACCGTTCAATGCTGATACAGCTAATCCAAGGGCAGTTATTTGACCCTGGAGAGATTCACGATTGGATGCTGCTGCACCTATAGGCTGATATACTGGCGGGTACTGAGGGACTCCATCTGTCATGATTTACTCCAATACTAAAAGCGAAAGTGTTATGGCTGCACTATTGCCGGTATTCTTTATGTCGTATCCGGCAGGAAGGTAAAAATCTTCTGGAACTCCACCTGTAAGACTATAGGATGCAAGCGGAATAAACGTAGATCCAGACCAGTATCCAAACTGGATAAGTCCGGTAGCTGCAATTTTGATGCGGATAATGACAGCTTTTTTAAGTACTCCGTTCAATGTGCCTGTGCCACCCTTAAAAAGGTATCCCCCGTCTGCAATAGATCTGGATCCACTTATTGGAGTGGTGAACTTAACGGCATCATAGACTTTTGAGTATGTACCATCTCCGGTTGCCGGTCTAAACAAGGATGAGATCCGACCAACAGGAACAACGGCATGCTCATTTTTAGTAAGGTCTACTAGGTTTTGTTTGTATTCATCCATTATATTCCTCTTTATATCGTTCTCCAGTTTAGTGCTGGAGCTTTTGGTTTTTCATTCTTTAAGGTCTTTAAGATCTCATCAATGTCAATCCTTGGTGAGGGGAATGCCTTGTTAAGCGAAAGGTATAATGCGTCAACTAAATCATCTTTGGTTCTGGTATTTCCTGAGTTAAAATCTTGTAATTGCTGCTTGAGCGTATCAATATGCTTGATCCCTGGCATATATGAGATATGCCCACCGTTTAGGTATGGCTCAAGCCCATTAAGGAACTTGTTATTCTTGGATACCTGACTGGTAAACTCCACTATTGAAAAGGCGGGCTGCCTTCCATTTGCTATCATTTGCCTACAAAATGATGGTAATGCTAGCTGATATCCCTGGGTTTCAACGGTTGCATGGATAAAGGAGAATCGTTCCTTTGCACTAAAGAGGATATCCGGTTGCTGACTTGGCTCATACTTCCCGATTACGATATCGAGAATGATAACGTCAAACAATCCGTCTCTGCTTGATATAATCGGGGGGATGCCTATAACTACTCCACAAGTATCATCAGTGAATTCTTTGACGGATGCAGCCGGATCAAATCCCATATAGACACGGACAGGGATCTTCTTCCCGCCCTTTTCTATCCAGGTAACATTCCTGTATCTCTGGAATATAGCACCGTCCAATGGTAAAAGCATGTCAACTTTGAAGGATGTCTTTCCGGTGACGGCAGGGATGTTAAGCATCTCCTGATCCCAGGACGGACCTTCGTTGATCTCATAGAATCTCTTCCTGTCTGCCAGGAGTTCGCGAATTGGGAACTGCTTTTCCCAATTCGATACCCATTCACCGGCTTCATTCTTGTACATTACCGGGATCTCCATGTAAAACCCGTATGGGGGTTTGAAGAATGGGCTTTTCTTAGCCTTAGCCATGAAGGATCCCGGGTGAACGATGGTATTAAAGAACTGTACCCTGGTATCTCCTGCTTTACCCATGAATTTGATCACACGATAAACCCAACTATGTACAGCTGCCCGCATAACTTCCGTTTCGGTGTTATGTTCAGACTCAAAATCGTCCAAGATGATCATAGATGGGCGGTTATTCTTCCACTTATAGCCTCTGGCACGTCCCTTAACGCCTTTTATACGGACATAACAGCCGTTTATCAGTTCCATAGACTCTGTATTGGTGATTGCGCCACGTAGATTGCCATAGATCTCCAGGATGCTTTCGTTATTGAACAGTTCATCCTGGATGGAGATCAAGTCGGCAGATGCCTGGTCCTCAGATTCGGAAATAAGCATGGTATATGGGTACTTTCCGTAGCAAAGATCATGAGATGTCTGGATTGGTTTGGAGATTGTGCTCTTTGCTGATCCACGAAAGATGGGATAGGCTGACATCTTGTAGTTCTTGGAAAATGAATCGTACATTTCCCTTTGATAAGGGGGCATATCCTCAACAATATGCCCCATACAGGTTGTAGCAAACAATGCGTAGTCGTTACGCATTGCCTGTATTAGATATTCTCTATCCTCAGATGATAAGTTCTTCACTCTCTGAGGTCTCAGTAGCAGTTTCTACGGTATCAATCACAATTTCAGCTTCTTCACACGCGACATTCTTTCCTGGGAGTACCGGAAAGCTTGGATGATTTATCACTTCTAGTTCTTTTGGGATATCTTGATCCCTGGACCTAAGTAATTCTACCGTAGCACGGAGTGTTTCAAGTACTGGAACGCTCTGTCTACGCTGATCCTGGAGTGATAGGTTGTTTTGCACACCAAGATAGTTGTTGTTTTGTACGAATCGGGGATCTTGACGTTCAGGTTCTATGCCATTCAGCCGGGCAATGATCTTAACTGCTTCGATTCTTTCAATGCCCCTGTTCTTTTGGTTGTCAGCTTCCGAGATGAGCCTGTCAACGACCCACGTTTCGTCTATTCCTTTGTTCTTGCACTCTTCTTGGATGGTACTAAGCAGCATTACTCTTACCCTATCACTGATAATCTTGGGAAATTTGGTAAGCTTAATGATGTCTGATACCTGTTTACGCTCAAGAAGTGTAGCTTTTTGAAGATGGAAAGAGGTATCGTGCTTAAAACATCCACAATAGTTGGTGCCGGGATAGTTGATTTTTGATTGTATGACGATATCTGCCCGTCTGCAGATCCCGAGGATGGTTCTAAAGTAAGCCGGTCTGACCGCAATGATCTGTGCACACCAGTTACTGCCGTCCTGATAGTGGTAATACTTACCAATATCTTTGCTAGTTGGGATGGGATCAGATATTTGATCATCTCTTAGGTCATTCCTGTGGTAGATCTTGAGGACTGTTGTCCGGCTCAGGTACTGTACTGCTATCTTCAACATCCTCTTCCCTCTTTTCCAAGACAGCCTTGAGTCCTTCCATCATTTTTGGGGTACTCATTTTGATATATGATCGAAGATCTTTAAGGTATAACTTTGTAGCATTGAGAAGTTTTGATTCTACTGCCAGGGGTGAATCATCTATCTCTACCTTGGAAAGGACGAAGCACATTGCAGATGCTTCGTTGATTGAGAGGACGTACCGTTTCTGCATATCATTCAGCGACTTTCTTGGAGCAGCCGTTTCTTCTGTGACCGGGGCGACATTTTCTTGATCAGGCATGTAACCATTCTCCTTCTGGATCTTTAACCTCACAGAGATAGACCTTATCCTTGACGATCTCATCCTCAGAAGGTTCAACGTAAGCCACTATATCCCGCTTCTGGATAACCACGATCTCATCAAGCGGTTTGGGGTTGTTGGTTTTAAGCAGCATTCCTGCGTTACCGTAGTACACAAAGAACTTCTGCTTAGCATCAGGATTAAGATCCATAGCAATGGAGATCTGCTCAATCGAGACATCCTTTACCGGATCAGTAATGATGTCAGCAAACTTTTTGAGTTTGAAGATAACTCTCTTTGCTAACACGTATGGGCTGTTGTTGTCGAAGTGAAACTTCATTCTGTTTCTCCTATGTTAATTAAATATTGCATCAAGTACGTCTTGATCTTTTTGTGCCTGAGTTTTTTCCTGATCAACAGGGTTAGCCTGTGGATTGGCAGCCGGTCTTGCGGGGGGTGTCCATCCTTTGTCAGGGAGAGGGGATTCTGTTTTTATACTATCTTTTGGGACAGTATCATACAATGGGATTGGGGATCCAAGTTTTTGTCTATATGTAAACGGGACCATTCCTGGAGCACCTATCTTAAACATGTGTGTGATCGTACCAGGGGCACTGTCGTTGATCAGCCCGGCTGCTCCGATCGCTTCAATTGGTGAATTGTAAGTTCCCTTATATGACCCTGCCGGAACACGAGGATCTATTTGTACGCCTCTGCGTACTTCGGCTGCATCTTCTTTGCCGAGAATACCATATTGGGTTTTGCCTTTGCCTGAGTTTGCTGCCCACCTATCTATAAGATAACCGCTGGTAATAACTCCAGTGGTAATTAATGCCTTGATACCCGCATGCCCTGCTTCATTAGCCAGTGGTGCAAGCAGCCCTGGTCTTTTAGCCAGGTTATACACGAAGGGTACGCCCTTAGTGACGGCAGACAGTCCCTGTCCTACTAATGCGCCTACTGTAAGATCAGCCACTCCCTTTGACAAGTCAGTGCCAACTACATTGGCATTGTGTATACCTTCACGGATCTCCGGAGTATTGTAGATGTTATCTTCCTGGGGACCTTTGTTAAAGTTGGAACTTCCGGTAACGGGGTAGGTGCTTTTGTAATTACCAGGCAAGCTATTTACTCCCGGAAGGGTATCCAGGTAAAGGCGTTTATTGATCTCATTACCGATTTCTTTACCATAATCACGTTCAACGTTGCGCATGATCTGTGTGGTACGGGCTGAGTTCTCCAGGGGGTTGCGGAATCCCTGATCGATAAGTGTCTGCGCCGTGTATTTGATTGGGTTCTTTTGGAATTTGGGACCCTCTACAGGATCTTGGCGCAGTTTAATCCTGATCTGCTCCATGTAGCTGCTGAACTCCTCTGGATCTATAAGTCTATCGTTGTTCATTATTGCTCCTTGATTTGGGGGTTGTACTGCTGTGTAAAGGAAAAACCCGGATTGGTTAGATCCGGGCACGGTCTAGGGTAACGGCATGTGTTAGCAGTGAGTAGGTCAAATTGTTTCATGTTTGATACTAACCTTACTGTAATCAGCGAGGCTGCCGGATGGCAGCCACGCTTGCTCACATCTCGGTTCCTGAATACCGGTAGTGGCAGATTTGAGTCGTACCGATCTATTGACAGCCCCCTGTCTCTGATCAGGCAAACATGTAAAAGTTAATATCATAGTTATCATGGTTCTAAAATAACCGGTGTTAAAAATCTGTCAAGCTATAAATATCTTGAGGATATAATGGTGTGTGTGCTGCTCTCTATGTACTGATACTGATAGACACGCGTGTGCGCAATAATTGAATCATGACTAGATTATTATATATATAGAGTCTTTCTAAACGGAGTTATATTACTGCGTAATATAAGTAATCAATGCAGTGGCTTTTGATAAGCTGAGTTGCTAAACAGCAAAGTGATAGTGCCGGGAGCGGTGGCGCTCCAAGGCACGGTAGAGGATTAAGGTTAGGGAAACCTTGTAGTGGTGGAATTTTTTTGTGGGGAATGCTTCATGCGTGAGGGCAGTTCCATCTTGTGTAATCCTCTTTTATTATATCCTATTGTAGTATAATTAAGTATAGTCATATAAATATAAACATACTAAGCATGCTTAATACCATTATATTTATTAAACTTACTTACTACTGTGTATATCGTATATACACTTCACTTAAAGGTTATAGTATATGATACTATAACTATCTATCTCTATCATGTAATAATAATATTATTATATACTATATATATTTAATATTATATTACTCTCTCTACTATCTCTATTATCTATTGTAGATTAAACATAAGGAGCATATCATGTTAGACTTATCACAAGCTATCAATACACTCGCCAACGCATCCGTTCAGAAA